CTTCAATCAGACGTTGCCCATACGCATTTACAAACACACTACCCATGTAACGGTCTTCCTGCCTAAGCGCATACTCATAGGCATCGAGAGCTTTCCTTTGGGCTGAGGTTAATCTCACTTTAGTTTGTTTTTTCATGGATCTAAATAGATTGTTTTTGTTTTCATACCTCAATATTATTCAACTTCTTTTCGCTGTCAATGGCTAGAAGCGCAAATAAATACCTAGAATAAAGAAAATAATGCCAGCCATTTTATTGTGCTTGACAAGAATTCTCGCACCCTAGAGCGTAATGAGTCCGAAGGACGAATGAAGCGACCGAAGAAGGTTAAACCCGTTCCAAGTCCACTGCGCTACGAGCTGTCATAAACCGGATCGGTACTCCGATACGGGCAAACCAAAGGTACCATGCTAAAGCGTGCCCACCGTTAAACCAAGGGTCATCCTAAGCTCGCTACGTAGTATTTGTCGAACAAGGAATCTTAAGAACGGCCACGTGACAACATCAAAGGTATATAACTGTATTCTAGTTGTATCGTATTACGATGTAGGTTAGGTTACATGTCATCCTTGGTCTGCTTTGTTTCTCCTTCTGGCTGAAGGACTTACAACAAACAAAGCACAAATAGGAGGCTTCTGAGAACATCAAGGCCTTTTGAATCATCATGTAATCGTAACAGCCTCAGCCTCAAGCAGTTACGCATAACATCATACAATAATAGTAGTATAAAATAGGAATTATCCCCCCACGGGCTGGTCCCCTCCGCCTTTTCTTTGGCGCTAGGCCGCACAAACAAATGGGCAACGCGATCCCGAAAGCAGAGACGCCCCACGCCATTTCCCCCTGAAAAAAGAAAAAGGGTTTGATTACGTGTCAACGCTGTCCTTTGATTACGTGTCATCGTAGGTGTGATCAGGATTGAACGTTGATTTGGCTTATATTGTCTAAAAGAGGTATAAGGAAAAGAAAATAGCTTTTATGTTGGAATCGCTTGGATTATTTTTAGTGGTATGGGGTGTGGTGTTACCGGTTGCGGTGATGATAAAAGAAGGCAGGTTTTAAGTGGATTTGTTCACTAGGGGGCTGGGGTTTTAACCCTTTTCGTATGATGGCCAAGGAGAGCTTGGTGCTGGGGTTTTTTATTTATTTTTGACCTTCATGAAACAAAGGTGGGGGGAATAGCCTCGGGCTCCCTGGTGACGCTGTTTAATAATGAGAAAATCCAGTGATAAAAATAAAGCTTGGTCGTAGGGAATTGATGTATAACCGGGTAACTGAGCGGTTGATATATGCCATAATAAAGGCAGGCGGACCGCAGCCGAATATGCCGCTTTTAGTGAAATACCTGGAATCGGTCGGGGAAGATTTCCCGTGTCACTTGGCGACGTTGTTACTGAATGTGTGGAGTATACCGCTGAAGTTCTGGAAATGAACCATCACATTCATGAAACCAGGAATTTTATGGGGGATTTCTATTATTGGTGTGACCGATGCAATCAATACTGGCCGGTGCCACATTTCCCTCTCGATGAATGCAATTGTGGTAGCGGAAGTTTTACGGGCGCAATCAATGTAACCTCTTCATCCAAATGCTCAGAGCCAGTTCCAAACCAATTCAATTGAACAGTTCAAACATTAAAAGCGTGGTGTACGACGAGAAAGCGCACGCATTAACGGTGGAATTTCATTCAACGCATCGGTACAAGATTCATAACGTGACTAATGCGGAATACTCGGGGCTCTTGAATGCGGCGAGTCCTGGTAAATATTTTGCTGCACAGCTACGCGATAAACGGCATACTGAACTCTAGATGCCGATAAAATCTCTAGCTGACCCGAAAGCGATCAATCTAGGCGCATTTTTCCTGATGTGCCGGAAGATGCGGATTAATTCTAAGCGCATGGGGCCATGTCCATTGATCCCGACAGCGACCCAGCGTTACCTGATCAGCGAGATTGTCGAGGGCTTAAACCGCGGGATTCACTGGTTTGTGGTCCTTAAATGTCGCCAGGCCAACTCGACCACGATCGTTTTCGCGTTCCTGGTCTACTGGTTGATGCGTCATCCGGGCATGAAAGGGTTATTCGCGATTGACGATAACGATCGCAAGACTGAGAAAAACCTTGAGTTCAGGGAGATGTGTAAAAGCCTGGAAGACGCTGGCCATGAATGGTGCGTGCCGATGACGACTGAACGGCGCGAGATAGTCGGGTTGGCCAACGGCAGCAAACTCTTATTTGATAACGCCAATAAACGGCAGAAAGGTACGCTTGGCCGCTCGGTCGGGTTGAACCTGTTTCATGGGAGCGAGGTAGGATTCTGGAATGATGAGAAAGGGTTAATGAGTCTGATGAGCGCGCTCGACACACAGAACCCGAACCGGCTCTACGTCTTTGAATCGACTGCATGCGGGTTCAACCTGTTTCATCGGATGTGCGAACGCACGCAAGCATCTTTATCTAACAAGTTCATCTTTATCGGCTGGTGGCGCCATGACTGGTACCGGATCGAGCGAGGCGATCAATTGGGATTGTTTGAAGCTTACTGGGACGGGCAACTCAATGACGAGGAAGAACTCTGGGTAAAAGAGGTCAAAGCCAGGTACGGGTTCGATATCCAGCCGGAACAGATGGCGTGGTTCCGCAAAGTCTTGCATGAAGAGTTTGATGAGAACCTTAACGGTATGTACCAGGAATATCCGCCTTTGCCTGAGTACGCTTTCCGCTACGGCGGGTCAACATTCTTTGATCCCAGTGCTTACCCTGATCAAGACGCGCCTGACTTCGCCGGCCAATACTTACGTCCCGCGCTGTTTCCGGTTCAAGTTCGGGAGCAACTTTCTGGATACAACCTGTGAAGAATGCGAACATCGGGAAGGCGTTTATCATTTGCGCGTCTGGGACCCGCCAGTCGCTGGGGAAGGCGTCATGTACTCGATGGGCGTTGACCCGGCTTACGGGATGAGCGAGACCAGCGACTACGGCTGTATCCAGTTACTTCGCTGTTACGAGGACGCGATCGAGCAAGTAGCTGAGTTCGCAGCGCGCGGACTGTCCTCGATGCACCTTGCCTGGGCAATTCTTTACTTGTACGGCGCCTATTCTTTAAGTGAAGGAGCGAGCAATGTCGTCTGGAACGTTGAGCTTCAGGGAGGAGGTGCTGCGGTTATTAACACGGTTGAACAAATCCAACAGGATATTGGGGGTTTTTACGACAGGCTCGGATTGCATTTTGATAGTCTCAGGGCCTTTGCCTACAAACGTGTTGACGGCTTGTCACCAAATTATTCCGCCAAACATTGGCAGACAAATCAAGTCAACCGCGACCAGTTCCTGCATCATATTAAGTCCTACCTTGAATCGGGATTCCTGATCGTTCGCTCTGAACATCTGCTCGATGAGATGAGCCAGGGTATCAGGGGGCCATCCGGCATCGTGGACTTTGGCGGGAAACACGATGACTTAGTCATGGCGATGGGAATTGCCGTCATGAATTACTGGAACCCGATCCGGTTTGATATGGAAGGAAGCGGGTATACATTCGCTAAGGCGCAGAAAGAACGCGAGTTGCGTTTGAAAGGTGCCGAAGCCCAGGATTTGATTGCGCTGCGGGTCAGCCAGTGGATGAACGAAAAGCGTGACGAATACCGGGAACGGGAAGAACAACTCAAAGAATTGCTCGAAGAAAATGCCGGTTATTAAAGAGTACAGGTGCAACGATCACGGCGATTTCGAGTCAACGTTCCCTATATGTCCGACCTGCAAGAAGATCTCGAAACGGGTATTTCTTACCGCACCGCACATCGGCAGCGTTAAACAACAGAACGTGAACCGGATCTTGGAAGACGTTTTGCCGTCCCAGAACCTGACCAATTACACCAATGCGACCGGGTACCCGAAACCGACCTTCTCTAATATATATACCAACCAGGACGGGCTTAGAGCCGGTTGGGGCATGGAATCGCTCAAAGCTTTGGGGGTGCCGCAGGATGTGCCTTTGACTAAAGTTGATGTCAATACCGGGCAACGATCTCCAGTTGATCTGGCTACGGTAGCGGCGAATCTTCCGAAAGTCGTGACCGCGGAGGCTGGGGCACAGGTTGGTATCGGTTCTCGCGTAGCCAAAGGCAACAGCGTGTTGAGCGCGCTCACTCAGGTAGAACGGCGGTACGATGGAAAGTGAAATTGAATTTAAAGAAGCATGTCGCTTACTTCGCGCACTATTATATGGTAAAGAAGTCGGAGATGCGAAATGGGAAGATCGCATTATGTCTTTTCTGAAATCAGTCGATCAGTTGGATTTTAATCCAGAAGACAAAGAAAAAGATTTCAGGTGAAACTTTCTACTAAATGGCGTAACCAGGAAGCGCTTGAGATCCGCAACGTCTGCATGGTTGACGCGCCGAACCGGGCAGATTTCTATCATAAATGCAGGAACGGGTATCGGTACGGGTCCAGGGACGTTGACCAGGCGCGCCACAACAAGATCATGCCGATCTTAAAACGGCAAGCCAGTTTCCTTTACGCGCCTGAACGAGTTCATTTCTGGCCGGATCTGCCGCCTGATGAGCTTGAGCACATGGATAAAATGGAAGCGGTAGCCGATGCCATAAACGATTCCTGGCACGATACCGGTTCAGACACCCTGGCGAGTGACGCTGTCGAGAACGCGCTAGTGTGCGGGTGCGCAATCATCTCAGTCCTCCCAGAGCGCATGACCAACGGCTCAATCTCAATGGTCAGCCGGATGATTAAGCCTGAGATGTTCGGCGTGTTCCGCCCGGACGTGAACGATCTCCTGCAGCAGCAAGCCATTTGCTGGGATTCGTACCTTTCACGGCCAGAGATCGAGGTGCGCCTCCTGATGCATTCCCCCCGAGAGCGCGCGAAAATACTGCAAAACCTTGAAACGCAAGCGCCCGAGTATGTCGAAACTGACCGGATCTTTGTCTCGAACTATCAGGGCATTAATTCAGGCAACGTTGAGACCGGGATCGTCATGTCCAGGCTGGGCGGTCAGTACAGTTACAACCCGCATGTTGGTGTCGGTCTATATAAAGTCAGTAATCTATACGTGTTCGATGATGATATTGGCGATTGGTCCTGGCTGCTCCTTAGTGGCTCGGACGTTATTTTCGATCTGCCAATATCCGAGGTCGGGTTGCCAGGCACATTGCCAGTCATAAAGGTCCAGGCAGACACGTTTGACGATTATTTCTGGGGTTGGAGTTTAAGTGACGGCCTGGCGCTCCTTCAGCAGTGGTACTCCAAGCGCATCAGCCAGATGGATGAGTTGTTCGAGAAGATCCTGAAACCGCCCAAGGTCGGATACGGTGTAGGCCAGATGCGCGAATCAAAGATCGCCGCCCTGAATCGCCCGATGGGGTATGCCAGTATGCCTAACCCGGCAAGCAAGATCGAGGAACTGAAACCTACCTTGCCAGAGAGCGCCTTCACCATGATGGACGCGATGGACGAGATGTTTGTTGAAGCGGCCATGATGCAGATGAACATGTTCGGACAAACTCCTAAAGGCGTGCGCACAGATACCATGGGCCAGACCGCTCTTAAAACTGCCGCCTCGCCTATCACGGTTAAAGCGCTCCGGATCGAGCGGGGCATGGAAGACTGGGCAAACCTCATATTTAAATACAAGCGCCGTTACGATGACGCCCTATACCCGATATTCAGTGATGACGCCCAGTTTCACGGTAAATATTTTCGGTTTGCTGAATTGCCTTCATCAACCAGGATAAAGGTGGATGGGCACTCGGCTTCCCCGGTATTTGTTGAGGATCACGCGCGCATGGCGGAAATGATGGTCAGGGCCGGTTCAATGGACCCGGAAACTCTGATTGAATTTATTAATCCGCCAATGAAAGGGTTACTCAAGAAACGCGAAAAACGCCGGGTAATGGCCCAGCTCGTTGCGCAAGCGATTCAGAAACAGAAACAAGAAGAAAAACGGCACGGTAATCCAGAGAAATAACACTTGTGTCAAATTGTTTCTAAGCCTATAAATTCTGGTAATCCCGAGTACGCCTTAACCATCGTCCTCCGGGGACTTTAACCATTAACCAAGGAGAACACTCGTGAATATCACCGAAGTGATTGAGCTGCGGCGTCGACGCCACAAGCGAAAATAAGCACGAGTACCCTTTATGGCTGACGAGGATGACGCAATGTCATCAGCGCCGCCAACCGGTACTCCTTCGGGCGGGCCTATGCCGCAGCCCGGAGTCGCAGCAGGTAATGCGGCGCCAGGAGGTCCAGCAGTTCCGGGCCAAGGTCCGGGTATCCTCCCGCCGCAAGGCGCCGGTGTTCCTATGCAGGTTAAAGCGCTCGGTGCGCATTCGGCCGGGATCGATATCCTTCGCGCCTGCCACATGGCGCTCAAGAAATGTCTGGGTATGCTGATGCCAGGTTCAAAAGAAGAGTCAGCCGCGATCCAATCTTTGCAGACAATCGGTAAAGTCGTTCACACAGGCGAGCAAGGTAAAGAAGACCAGGTTGACCCGATCCAGCGCGTACAGGAAGCAATCGCAATGCGGCGCATGGGTCAGCAAGGTCCGCCGCAAGGCGCGCCTCCGCCTCCCGCTCCCCCGCAACCTAACACTGGTCCGGTACCGATGCCGGGAATACGATGAACGACGACGACAATTTAACGCCTGAAGACGAAGAAGCAGCCATAATCATTAAACTGATCGGGATATGAAAACCAAAGTTAAATCGGGCACCGTATCAGGTAAAGAAGAGGATATGTATCGCGGCGCATGGCGCGCCTCAAAAAATAACCATCAAGGCGAAGGGTCCTTGATCGGCAAAGGTATCCATATGCAGGCCAGAAGCGACGAGTACAATAACTCGATCCATTGGTCGATGGACATTTTCAATGATGCCGAGCTTTTTAAAACCAAGTACCTCCTTGAACCGCAGCAATTTCAGGGAGGACAAACAATCAGATCAGGTAAAGACACATGAAACGCCCGAGCGGGAACAAAGTTCGTAAGATCACAGACGCTAACCAGGTGTACCTGGATTCAATCAATCCGCCGATCATGCCCGAAGTTGGCAAGACAATGATTGAACGGTGCGCGCCTAAGGGGTTCGCGGAAAAAACCATAAGAACAGGTAAATGACGCCGCAGGAAGAACAGGATTATAAGCGCCTTAAATATTTGGAATCCAAGCTGACCGCTGATCCCAAGATTAAAGGCAAGTTCGGGCGTGTCCTTAAAGAGGCTGACCCTTCAATTGCCGTTCCATGGGTCGAACAGGAAGAAGCGATTCAGGCCGCTGTTGATGAACGCTTGAAGAAGCATGAGGAAGAAGTCGCACTGCTCCGCAGGCAATTGGTTGAACGCGAGGCGACTGAGGCCAACGAACGCGCCATTAACAAGTTGAAACGTGCGCCGTACAATCTCGATGACGACGAGATAAACGAGGTCAAAAAGATCGTTACCGAAAAACAGCAACAAGGCGAACTGATCTCGATGGAGACAGCAGCCCGTTATTACATGGCTATGCACACTCAGGTGCCAGCGCGCAGCGTTGCTATGCCGTTCTCGACCAAGGGCGCGCGACCAAAAGATGATTTTCGTAAACTCTTAAGGGACCCGAAATCGCCGCTTTTTACTGATACACAAAACCATTGCCGACAAGCGTTCGATGAAGCGTGGCAGGACGGGATTGAACTCATTCAGAATCAGTGAGATGGGAAAACGTTCTTTAACTTATGAAATAGCACAGGAGATCAGGGATCTTCACGCTAAAGGTGCGACCAAGACCGAATTGGCGATCCGGTTCAATTACGATTTGTCTTCCATCTGCAAAGTCATTAAGGGCGCTCTCTACCCGTCCGGCGGTGATCCGCGAATAAAGCACGGTCATTATCAGGGTAAAGACAATTGGGAGCATGGCAGTCTAACGATGGTGACTTGGCGGGCGATGCACGCACGGTGTAAAGATTTAAGCAAGCGT